CGGGACGCCTACGTGAAGCAGATCAAAAGGTCCGTTGAAGAACGTCTGACTGAGGGTAATCAAAGGATGTTTTTCGAGTTGAGAAAAGCTCTTTTGAACCTGCGGTCAAGCGTGGAGCGCGTTAAGAATGACGGGAACCATGGGGCTTTTTATCAAAGCTCGGTGGACTCGTTGCTCGAACTTAGCGCGGCGATGAGCGAACTGAACATCACCAATGATCCGTTTTTGGATAAGGCTATCGCCGCCATTCAGACGGATTTCAATTCGCTCACGAGGGGCACGCTTCTATCATCCCCAGATGGGGCTGCGGGGGTGCTCAATAGGGTAGACGCCATCTTGAGCGACATTCCCCAATCCTAATCCCAGAGGGGGCGGCAGGACGATCTTGTCGCCCCTCGCACATTCGCGGAGGCATGGTCATGCAGAAAAAAGAGTGGGACACTGAGGCGCATAAGTTTGTTTTTAGCGCTGTGAGGGCGCTGATGGCCGTTGAGCCATTCTATGCACGACTAGCGTTCGGGCTTCCTTGGGTGCAGAAGGACCTTAACGGTCTGCTGTACGTGACAAACGGTCACACAATTTTCTACGACCCCAAAATTGTTAATGAAATTAAAGAAAAACGCGGCAGGGGCGAGTCGGTTTTTTACGAATTGACGCGCAAAAGTACTGGCCAACAAGAGATGAGTGCGTTTTATTTTTTAGTTTCCAGCACATCCAGCATTATTGCGAAAGTGGCTCTCCGGCACGCCTTTAGGGCAGAGCGGATGGGCGAGAGCTATAAGAACGCCGCTATCGCAGCGTCCGATTTATCCACCAAACACCTTGTGGTTAATCAGGACGGGCGGGAAAGTATTATTCCCTACAATTTTAACGGCAAGTTTGCGGATAAATTTGAGTGGGGCGCAAAAAATATCTCTTTCGAGGGAATGGCGTATCAAGGGGATTATCTCATCGGGAAGGATGAAAAAATAAACCCCCTCGGCTGTGCCCCGTGTTTTCCAGAGGAAGATCCAAACAAGGGGGATAAGGGATCTGAGCCCCATGATTGTTTCGGCCAGCCGATGCCAGACGGCAAGGCGGGAGCGGGCAATATGAGCTCTGAGGAAATGAGGGGCGAGGTGCAGGACGCTATCGGGCAGGCCATGCACTCTGGGAAAATGGCGGGTGAGGAGCCCGGTAAACTTGAGGCGCAAGTTCAGGCGGACATGCTCGGAAAGCGTGACTGGCGAGATGTCTTGCGTAAATTTCTCGGCGGCGGGGCTATCCCAGAGCAATCATGGGCGCGGCCTAACCGCAGGTTTATCGCTGACGGGCTTTATCTTCCGGGCAATCCGAAAGAGGGTCCGGGTGAGATTGTTTTGGCGGTGGACACATCGGGCTCCGTGGATAACGCGCTACTGAATAAATTCATAGCCGAGGTCCGAAAAATAAACGAGGATATGCAGCCGGAGAAAATTTATCTCATTGTCTGCGATAACTGCATTCACTCCGTGACCGAGTTTGGACCTTATGACGAGGTAACATGCAAGGTTCAGGGTCGCGGTGGGACCGACTTCAAGCCCGTGTTCAGGTGGATACGGGATAATAACAAGACCCCGAAAGCGGTGGTTTATTTCACCGACCTTGAAGGTGATGCTGGCCCCCAGCAAAGGGGATATGAAACACTCTGGGTGGTTTGGCCCGGTGGAGAGACACAAGCCCCGTGGGGCGAATTGGTGATGATGGAGGATTAAATGATTGATTCGCAGATGATCTTTTTTGCAACAGCCCCTATTGCATTTGCGATGGGGGATAGGTTTTGCGGCGGGGGGATGGGGTGGAACCCCGCATGGAAAGGGAGGCCTATTTATTATATGGGTCCGCTAATTATTTTCTATTGCCTCTCGTATCAGCATGGGATTCTTGGCCTCGCATGGGTGTTCTGGAGGTCTTTTGCGTGGAAGGCGATCTTCAACGCATGTATCAACCCCCAGAATAGGCGGGAATTCCTCGCCCTTTCCGCGCGCCATTGCGCTTTTTTGTTGACGCCGTTTCTGGCTTGGTACACAATTGTGGAAATATTTTTTCAAATGGATCTTAGCTCCTTGGCCTTAAGGTCGGTCCTGTTTGTGGCGTCATTCTCAATTATTTCTGCGCTATACGGACTGTTCTGGGGGAAGATGTTCCCCAAAAAGGATTTAAATTCCACAGTGGAGTGGTCGAGGGGCATGTTATACGGCTCCCTCTGTGTCTTTTTCTTCTATCTTTGGTGAGGTGAGGTAATGACCCCGGAAAACGAAGCGCTGATCGCTGAGGCTGAGCGCTACATCGTCGCGACGTTCGACAACAGCGCGCACGAGGCGCGAATGCTGTCTGGCTTTATCGCCGCCCTCCGCGCAGCAGAGGCAGAAAACGCGGAACTGCGTCGGCAGCGTGGTCACTTTATCCGTCAGATTGCAGAGCGGGACGCATGGATCGCAAACCCGCCGAAGCACGACTATTGGGGCGCGGGCGAACCGGACTGTCCTCGCGAAATCAAAGCTGGAAACGGCGAGCTTCACACCCTGCGGTGCAGGGTCTGCGGCCTCGACAACCCGCGCGACAAAATCTGCCGCGCCCTTGGAGGTAGCAATGACTAGCCAGAGCAGAGACCTGATTGCTGAGGTTGAAAGCCGCATTCGTCACGGCGCGGCTATTCGCCCCGGTGAAGCGTTAGACAGTTGCAACCGCTTAATTGCCGCCCTCCGCGCTGCTGACGAGCGTGAGCGGGAGTTGGTCGAGGCGCTGACCGCGATTGCAACCGGCCCGATTGATCATCCAGTAGACGGACTTCTAAAGCGCCAAATTGCAGAGCAAGCCCTACGGGGGAATTCATGAGCGAGACGCCCACAATCTTTAGCCGAATTGAACCCATTTCCCGCGAAATAATCGAAAAAGGAAAATTAGACAACGTGCTGGCGGCTTCCATCGCCATCAGCCTGAAGCGTATCGCTGACGCGCTGGAGCGGGAACGCCCTAACGTTGTGCGCAATGACATCGTCGAACCAAGATTTAGCGATGCAGATTTTGACGGGACGCGAGGCTATCTATGACCCCCGCTCTCCGACAATTCTTGGCCGATTGGCTGGCATGGGCCGAGGCTGGAGCGCCGGAGCATCCGGTGTTTCATCGGCGGGGTGGGCTTTGCGTGCTTGCCTCGCGGGTTAGCTATTACCTGAACTCAGAACTTGAGGACGTATTTGACGAAATATTTTATCCGTTTGGAGGCTATGAAGAATATCATCGCCGGAGAATTGATGAAACCCAACACGAAAACCCCGCGCGCCGGGCGTGGGTCAGACAGCAGTTGGGGGTGGAGGGATGACACACCTTACAAAGGAGAAGACAAAATGAGCGCATTCGATGTAACAGGAGCGGTTTTGTCAAGTATGCTGACAATTTTGTTTTTCGCCTATTGCTTGACTTACAACGACAAAAACTGGGAGGATCAAGTAGTTTGGGCGGTTTGGATAGTTTTTATTAGCGCCGCGTGGTTTTCTTTTTGCGTCGCTAGGCTAATGGGAGCGCATTTATGAAAATAGAAAAAACAGCAGCCAAGGAGGGCGGGGAATGACACACCGGACGAGAGATGAATGGGAAGAAGTTACCTCTACCACTATGACCCTGTTTCAGGCGCGGCACGCCTTGCGGGACCTCGCCGAGCTTTTCGCAAAGGTTGAGGCGTTGGAAACGGAGAACGCAGCCCTCAAGGCGCAGGTAGCTGAGCGGGACGATGTAATCGCGAACTACTTGGACACGTTTGGTCTGCCGCCTGAAGTGATCAAGATTCACTTAGAGGCGCTTGAGCGCGTTTTTCCGTGTCCTAACCTTAAAAAGGAGCCTGACAATGGATGAGATAAAATCATGTCCGTTTTGCGGGAACGCACCATCGTTGCTTGAAACGAGCAATCACTCAACAGCCTATTCGGTGGAATGTTTGGATGAGCACCACCCTTACAAAGGAGCTTGACCAGTGAAATATCGCATTACATCACAGGGATGGGAAAAAGTGTCTGAAGACGCCGACCCAGACTGGCAATCCATCGCGACGGATCTGGCGCAGGTCATTCAAGTCACATTTGAAGCGCCAATTACCGATCCGAAAGCGTGGGTCGAAAAGGCGAACGCAGCTCTAGACCGCTTCCGTGCGGCAGGAAGCGTGTTGTGAGCCAGCCGATGACCACGCTTAGAGAGAAGATCGCGCTTCTGATAGACGCATCGCGCGTTTTGCGAAATGGCGAAATGATTATCGCGCCCGATCAAGCCGCCGTCGCCATTCTCGCCGCCGTGATTGAGCACGCGACGAGCGATGAGGCGCAAAAGCGCATTCGCAAAGCTCACATAGCCGGACTGACCCAACCGGAAGGAATGTATGTTTTTTATGAAAGCATCATCCGCGCCGCCATAGGGGGCGAGTGATGACACGAGAGGAGGCCATTAGGCAATTAACCCATTTACGTGATTTTGAAGATTGGGGCTATAAGCGCGAGGCAAATATTGAGGCCGCGCTCAACCTTGCCGTTGAAGCTCTGAGCGCAGCGCCGCCGCCGCCGAGGCAAGGATGGCGGACCATCGACAGCGTTAAGAGGGATGGAAGGGCGTTTTTGGCTTTGGGAACACTTCACCAAAACGGTTGGCTGATGGGCGAATATACGGGCCGTTATATCGCATGGTGGGACAAAGAAACTGAAAGTTTTGTTTGCGCGGAGCTTGGCGGTTTTGCGCCTACTTACTGGATGCCGTTACCGGAGCCGCCTAATGACTGACAGGCAACCAACCGTAATTATCCGATATGATGAGGATGGGGACATTTCCTATCACGTTCATGGGGATGTGCGGTTTTTTATCATCGACGAACAATGTCCTCATGATAGGGTGTATGAATATCGGGCGAGGGATGACGAGCAATCTGTCCGGAATATATTAGGCCCAGAACCATACGGGCATTCAGGCGATGAGAGACACGCGGCTCTTGTTGCTAGAGTGGAGGCTTATGTGAAGGGGGATTGCTACTTGAAAATTGTGGAGGATGAACATGATTAATGTAGTTATCAGCGGAATTGAGATTGCTTGTCTTGCGTATTTGCTAGTGTGGTCTATCACGTTCATTATTATTCTAGCTGGGAATTTCCTTGTTCAAAAAGAAAACAGATTGCCGTTAAAGATAATGGTGTGGGCTTGCAATAGGTGGCCAGTTACCTTTCCGCAGATTATTCAAGCATATATATTGCGGGGCAAGATTAAGGCCCGCTCACGCGGTTAAATAATTGTGACTATCTTCCCGCCTTTAAGGGGGTGTGATATAAGGGGCTTGCCTAATAGGGAGCCCCTTTTCCATGCCAATTAATGCATCTGACCTTCACGTCATTGGGGTGATCTCAAACCCCATTCGATATAAATCCCGTGTTCGGCTCGCCAAGGAATGGCTGGAGCGAATGGAAAAATCAGGCGCTCAAATATGGCTTGTTGAGGCCGTGTTTGGTGAGCGCGATCCTGAGGTGGCGGATACCTCAAACCCCCGCCATTTAATCGTGCGGTGTGATCATGAGATCTGGCTCAAGGAAGCCCTTATTAATAAGGGTGTGAGACTGCTCCCGTCAGACTGGAAATATATGATGTGGTGCGATGCGGATGTGGAATTCACCCGCGATGAATGGGCCAGTGAGACTGTTCATGGCCTTCAACATTACGCCACTCTTCAGCCATGGTCCCATTGCGTTGATATGGGTCCCAACAAAGAGATCATCACCACCCACTCTGGATTTGGCTATATGTATAGCCAAGGCCTTCCCTTCACGCCCGGTCAGGGAACCTTCTGGCACCCCGGCTTCGCACATGCCTATAGGCGCGGCGCATTTGATGCTGTGGGCGGGTTGATTGATCGGGCGGTACTTGGGGCCGCTGACCACCACATGGCTGCGGCGCTGATCGGCAAAGGGGACTGGACGGTCCCCGGCGATATTAATCCCGCTTACATGCAGATGGTGAAAGACTGGCAGACGCGCGCGGACAAGCTTCAAGGCGATCTCGGATGTGTTGAGGGAACAATCCTTCATCATTATCACGGGAAAAAAGAAAATCGGAAGTACGTGGAGCGCTGGCAGATCCTGAAGGACAACAATTTCAACCCCAACACCGACCTTTCTCTTGACTGGCAGGGCCTCCCCCAGCTTAATGGAAACAAGCCCAAGCTACGGGATGATCTCCGGCGCTACTTTCGGGAACGCCGAGAGGACGGTTGAAAAATTCAACAACATGAAGGGGGTGTCTAGCGGATAGATACCCCCTTTAATTTGGGGGACATCATGCAATTGATTCACCCATAAACAAAATTCCACCCGACCAAATTGCCCCGAGTCGTTATAGGGCCACGCATTGATCGCAATATCTTTATGGCCTGCGAATAAGAGAAATTGTTTTTTGTGCAGAAATTTTTGAGCCCGCCCCTTATCGTGGTTTTTTCTTTTTGGGGGGAAATTGCAATTATTATTCTTGCGCGGGGATTTTTTTCGCCAGCCACATTTGCATGGTTTTTCGAAATTTTTTCTCTGGTTTGTGGCGTTCTTTTTGTTCCCCAGAGCGGATGTTCGCATCCGCTTAAAGAGGGAAAACTTCCACCACCCGGATGAGAATTTAGGCCACAAAAACGAGAATTAAATTCACTAATAAAATAAATTTCCATTTCCAAGCAATGAAATTTATCTTTAGTTTGGAATATAATTTCCCAAGTTAAATCTTCGAACCCATATTTTTTTATGTGATTGTAAAATTTGCATCTTGTGTCTTTTTGAGCCTTACTTTTATGCGTGGCCATCCTGCGCCACAACGGAGTGGATGTATACCCTATATAAATAAGTCCCGTCTGCGTGCTGGTGGCTTTGTATATTGAATAAACCATTTTATCATTTCGTGTTGCCTAACTCTTACTTGAATGTTATAGTGTTTGAGATGTTCTGTTAAATCGGGGGTGGCTAATGAAAATTCATGTGTTGAGCGACTTGCACTTAGAAGTTTCTGATATGCCAGACAGCTATCAACCGCCCGATTGCGATGTTGTAGTTTTGGCGGGTGACATATGTAATGGCACGCAAGAGGGGGGGCTTAGGGGGCTGAATTGGGCGGCAAAAACTTTTTCCGTGCCAATAATTATGGTGGCTGGAAATCATTCTTTTTACGGTTGCGGGGATATGAACGCCCACATCTTAAAGCTTCAAGCCCATGCGGCAAAACTCCGTGAGGCTGGAAAGGAAATTCATTTCCTTGAGCGGGGGCATGTTGTAATCGACGGCGTGTATTTTTTGGGCTGCACCATGTGGACCGATTTTAATCTGTACGGGAATCGTGTCTCGGCTAAACGAGAAGCCTTCCATCACATGAATGATTACCACAAAATTCGTGTGGGTCCGGATCATCACAAATTAAATCCCGCCTACATTGCAGAAATTAACGACCGATCCTTCACGTGGCTAAAGAATTCCATGGGCTCAATTCAAACCGCCTTGGGGGATGTTCCCATGGTGGTCGTGACGCACCATGCACCCAGCCCGAAAAGCATTCATCCCAAATACGGAAACGACCCAACCAACGTCTATTACGCCTCTGACTACGAGGATATGATCAGGGAGTATAAGCCTAACCTATGGGTTCACGGGCATATGCATGATAACTCTGATTATACGATTGACGCCACCCGTGTTGTGGCCAATCCTAGAGGGTATGCTCATCGGCTGCGGGATGTGCAGGAGAATGAGTATTGGAATCCCAGATTCATTGTGGAGGTATAGATGACCGGTAAGCTGAGCGAGCTTTTAGATAGTCCCGAATGGCAACAATTGCAGGTCGATATAGCGGCTGCAAAAGAGAAGCAAGAGGCGCGCATCAACGCCAAATGGGAAGCTATGTCCCCCGATGATCAACAGGATATGTTCTACGCCGTTGTTCAAAGGATCGTGGAAGGTGAGCTCGTTGATAAGGGCTCATATCGATACGTGCTTTACGACACGTTTGGTTGGGGTCCTGAGGCCTATTGGATGGGCATGGATTGTGGGTTCATGGAACTGCACAATTCCATTGATGCGGGGGATTGACCATGTTGCGATGGCTCTGGAATATAATTGTTGGCCAGTGGGGTTGTGATCATCATTGGGAAATTATCAAACAGGTTAATATAATGGAGGATGAAAGCTCCAAGCGACCAATAGGATATAAGTACATCCTCCGATGCGAGAAATGCGGGGATATAAAATTTAAAAAGGCGATGAATTAATATATCGGGGCGTGGGGGGGTTCGATTCCCACCCCTCTCATCACCCCCCATACATCGGAAGAAGGATGCTTGCAGCCTTTTTCACCACCGGCACCACGCTAGGCGAGATCCTGTGATCCGCTACAAGCATGTTCACCACCACATTTGCGCTGGCGGGGCCGAGCTTTTCCTTTAGCTCCTTCATTTGATCATTCACCCTACGGGTGCGAGCATAGAGCGTATCGGCCATGTGGGAGGCTGATCCCGTTGAGGATGTAGGCTCCATGCTGGAACGAGAGCTGAATGTCATTCCGCTTTTATACATGTCCGACGCGAAGCTCTGGAGGGTGCAATGTTCATCAGCCTCAAGATGTCCCGCAAATAATAGACGGTCGAGCTCTGAGGTGGATGTGTTGCGATACCGCTTGGGTGCGTTAAGGGCTGGGCTTGTAAGCTCTTCCTTATATTCCCCGTGAGCAAGTTGTTCTTTTGTGGGGGCGATTGTCTCATTTTTCATTTTGTTCCTCCATTAATTTATTAATATACCAACGGGCTTTAGCAACAGATTCAGATCCGCCCTTATATCTTTCTCGCCAAAGATACGCAGCTATGGTTCCCTTTAGGAACCCTCTGTATTCTTCTTTAGTGAGTTGGGCTTTAATTGCGTCGATACATTCTATTCCACCTTGTGTATAGTGAGATGGATTATTAACGGGGTCCGCTTGCGCGGTTGTTGAGTGTTCCGATCTAGCCGCCTTTAAGGCTTCTTCATCCCGACAGGTTGGGCAGAACGGGTCCTCAATATCCGCATAGAACGGGCCATGCTCTCGACAGGCAAACTCTTTAATTACAGCCACGGTGGATCTCCGGATGCTAATGGAACGGGCTCAATGTCGGGAATGTTGTCCGCTAAATTCATGGGCTTTCCGGAATAAGCGGAATAGATAATCTGTCTGGGCGGGGGGGTATAGTGGGACGGGTCTAAGAACCTACCGGATACGACGTCGTACTGCACATCCACCTGACCCAAAGATCCAATCCATGGGAAGCGGGACTTCCAGCATTTTACAATATTTTGCCCATTGCCGTCATTGCCACGTGCAACCGTAAGCCCAACATCCGCCTTATTAAAGTACCCCGCCGCGCCGCTAATATCGTATCCGCCGGGGAGAGATGTCGTTCCGTCCTCGCGGCGCATCATCTTTTGCGGGTGAGCGACACAAATAATATGGGCATCGTGGGCCAATGCCCACTGCTTACAGAGGCTTAGGGCGTAATTCACCCATTCATGTTCGGCCATTCCCTTGTCTCGGGCGAGATACGAAAATGGGTCAATAATCGCCACTCGAATTCCCCAGCGCATAACGGCCATCTCAAGACGCTGGATTACGTCCTCAATGGTCGGTAAGCCGCCGTCACCGTCTAGAAAGAAAAACCGATCATTTAGCCAAGCGACCGAGGAATCCATTTCGGCCTTGGTCATTTTTGGTGACGCGCCATCAAAGAATGGCTTCCCCGTAATGATTGAGGAAAGTTTTGCAATGTGGATTGCCTGTGGGTTTTCAAAACTAGCGACAGCGCAATTCCAATTTTCCCTCTGAGCCACATTGATCATGATCTGATCAAACAGGGAGGAATTGTGGGTCGGTATAAAGTGCTCAGTGATCAAAAATAGACTGCTAGAACTATCAACCTGAATGCATCTCACGGGAACGGAATCAATTTTCGAGCATTCCGTAATAATCCTGTACGGTAGTCGATGTGGTTTGTAGGAAATACGTGCAAGTTTTCTCGCAAGTCTGAATACAGGGATGTTTGGATTGAAAAATATACGATATCTTTCTCCAACACATGCGCCATTAAGAATAGCTCGACCAACGCTAAGCTTTGCCTTAAGGCCCAAACTATTTATAAGTTCTAAGGAATCCTCAGTCAACCTCTTGCTGGAAAATGACAATTCGCAATTTCCTTGGCGCGAGCAAGTTCCGTCTGTATCCATAAGGCCCTGCAAAAGGGAAAGGCGCTGATCGTAAGAGGCGCGCAGATATCGCTCTGGAATATGCTTATTATTTAGCACGCCGAGTTCGCGCAACGACCCGACCAATCCATGAATTGTGTGAGAAAATTCAGCCTTGTTTTTTCTGACAAAAAGACCGGAAACGCATATATTTTTTATAATTTCAGAATCTTTTTCATGGCATGTAAAACCCCCGCTAGTGGATGTTCCGTCACCAAGCCAAGCCCCAAGCGTGTAGGGGTCCACAACCAGATCGTGGCGGTCCGGCAGCGCAAGAGGGGAGGCAAGGCTAATCGCGTGATTTTTTTTGCCGCGATAAATAAGCGTGTTTGATATTTCCCCCGTAGTGACAACTTTGGGGAACGTTCGCTTATGAGACTGGTCTGACCCGCGCAAACTTAAGCCGCGCTTTCCAGTGGGCCAGTTCCTGCGGTAATCTCTGGCAGACATACGGGCGGCATTGGAATTGGTAAGCCATTGGTGATTTTCATCCGCCACCACCTCAATCCCGTCATCGAAAATAATTCTATAGCAAGGGCGATCCAACATTACGTCAGTTGCGGCGACCACGTTACACGAGCGACCAAACTCATCAAAAACCCTATCGCCAACTTTAATTTCGCCCATTGTTGTCCAGCCCGAGGGCGTTGGGATTCGGGTGTCGAGACTTAGAGCCTTACCCGAACCCGGCGTCCCAGTAACTACGGTGAGCATACCGGGGGCCATGGTGTAAATCTCATCGACGCAAGGGATTCCCGTGCTGGCTCCGCCGCAGGTCCCCTTAATGTAAAGATCCTCTACCGCCTTGGCGTAAAAATCAGTCGTATGAATGCCGTTGATCGGCCAAGGTTCGGCGGCGGCAATTGCATCCTTAAGCGCTTGAGGGCCCAGCTTGAGAAGTACATCATTGGCGTCCTTGCACCCATCGGGGTGCGCAACTCGCCAGCAGCGAGCCTTTCCAATTCTCCGCGCTAACTCCTCAGCCAATGCCTTTCCGGGCTCATCGGCGTCAGTGAAAAGAACAACTCGCTTGGCTGATTGGAATAACTCTTTCGCCGTCCACACATAGCGGAACTTCCCGTCCTCACTGGGGTCTATTTTGCTATCGCTTACTCTCTGCGGAGCGCCATTAGGAATGGACATTACATCAGTAAAGCCAACCTCCATCAGGGAGAGGGCGTCAATTTCACCCTCCACAAGCAAGATGTCATCGCCGGTTAATTTATCCGGCTTATTCCACCATGTCTCACAAACACCCTTTTGCCAAAATTTCTTCTCAGAAATTCCCCGATACTTGTACGCGGATATATTTCCCTTCTCCCCGCGATACGGGAACGCGATGGACTGATCGTCCGACACCACTCCCGCCCTCGTGGCTGTCTCCCCGCTAATTCCCCGCGAAAGAAAATACCCCTCTCCCGCCGCAGAGAGCCCGCTGGACGGGTGTCTCACGACTTCCGCTGGTGGTGTAGCCTGACGGGTCGGGGCGGGCTGTACGGGCTTCCTGACGGCTTGGTACTGTGTGGCCTGTTCCGCGGGGGTCATGCCGTGAGCCTCACACTTCTGACACATCCAAAGCAGTTTGTTCCCGTCGCGCCCGATGCAGAAGTTCCTGACCCGTGCGGGGTCCTCGCAGAAGGGACAGGGGAATCGTTGCTGCGGCCCAGCGTCAGGGCGGTAGTTGTAGCGCACATATTCATCAACATTCATACACCCCTCCAGCCGGTCGAACCTCTATCCTCGCATGGGCATAAGCCGCATGAGAAGGGGTCTGTTTTGATGCTGGAACAACCCCCTTCACAAGGCAAAACAGATGCGCTAAAACTCGACTCATGGGTCCACCTCGCGATGGGTGGGTGTCTTGTGAACGGAGATCGGGAGCACCCCGAGAGCAGCCGAGTACCAAGTCGCGAAAACCGCTGACGAGCGGATAAACGGCAACTACACCCGCATTTTTTGCCGAAATGCGGGGCGAGAACCCGTGGGCTCCGCCCTGTTGATACAGTCCTCACAAGACAGCGTAGCTGTCTTGAACATCCTTTCGGATGTTTTTAGTTCCCAAAAATATTATATTATAATCTTTCCCCCTTTAGGGGTAGGTATAATATAAATATATTTAGTAACATGTTAGTAACTAAGTATATATGTTATCGAGATATACCCCTTAGGGGGGGGTATATCTCTTCATGATAACTAGTAACATGTTATTAGTAACACGCTATTAGAATCACGTTATTAGAAACATAACCGATCATGTATCAACAGGATACTAACATGTATAGGTATAAGACTAACAACAATTATAATAACTATAATAAAACTAGCTTATACCCTATTGATGGTGTTAGAAAACAGTTTCTGTTGAAATACATTAACGCTAAATTAAGATCTATGGGAATTAGAGGAAAAGAAATAAATTATCCACTGGAACAAAAACTGGAATTTTTAGGTGTTATATCGACAACAAGGAATCTTGTTATAGGTATTTAGACACTATGCATAAAAACGAGACGCGGACTAAGGTTGAGGAAAGAAAAAATCCCGCCGCAATTGGTTTTTACAAGACAAGAGAGTGGCGAGAGCTCCGCTACAAAATCTTATTGAGTCAGGGCCGAAAGTGTTGTATCTGTGGAACAACCCCCGACAAGGGGGCTGTGTTGCATGTGGATCACATCATGCCGGTTAGTGGTTATCCAGAACTAAAGCTTGCCGAAAGAAACCTACAGGTTTTGTGTGAGGAATGTAACATCGGAAAATCCAACAAAGACACAACCGATTGGAGGGGATTGGTTTGACGAGCTCGGCAAGGAAATTAAAGGTGGAGGAAATTCTTAGGAATTTCAGCGAGCCAGAAGTCACTGTTATTAAATCCCTTATTCAAAACTATCTCCTGCTAAGGGCGCTGATCAAGCGAGATTCAACATGTTCCGATATCTCAGATATGACCGAGGCTGAGGTTGCGGAGGTTCAGAAGATGCGGGAGATGGACGCGAGTTATCTGAACGCCATATCAGGCGCTGGAGACTTCTACGCGGGTAGTAAGTGGCGGGAGTTGGTGGACTGCGCTAAGCGGGAATACGACGTGACCCTAGCCACCACGGGCGCAATCAACGCCACAAAACAATTTAGATGATGGTGCTCCGCCGAGGAATCGAACCCCAAACTTCTGATTACAAAACAGATGTTATTCCGTTTAACTAGCGGAGCAATAAACGTCGCTCTTAAATCTCTACACCTCTGTCCACGCCGGACGTGAGGCCTATATTCATGTCCTGTGATAGTCTCAGGATGGATGCTTTCCTATATGGCATAGGCTTGGCTAAAGCCTCTCGGAGTTTTGATTCCAACCAGTCCGCATCCACAGCCGCGTGATCACACACCTCTTGGAAGTCTGGCGTCCCGATCCATTGAGCGGCATCTAAAGCCGCCTCTACGTCAGCGCATACGAGGTCTCTCAAGGCTTGAGCAATACAAGCTCGCCACAATACACGCATAGCGGTAAGCTCCCCGTATTCAGGATCGTCTTTGACCACAAAATGTGTATCAGGTTTGCGCATTTATTGGATACCCCTCGTCTGGCATATCTCGGAGATAGGCTTGAATAAATCCAGATTTCGGGTAATCTTCCTCCCCCATGTGCGTTAATGTGATTTCCACGCGAGGACGGTGCTTGTCTATTCCGCACCGCAGTACCTTGTGCTGGATTTGCCTGTCGTTTTTAATCACGCCGCATTTTTGCAGAAGATCGCAGACCAGCGTGTCGTCGAGATCTGACCGCCTTGAGCGGTAATAGATCGTGCAATCAAGTTTCAAGTCGCCCGTCATGGGCTCATCGAATTGCGGGCACTGTTGCTCGAACGCCTGAGCAAACTCAAACGCACTGGCGGACTTGATACTGATCGGCTTTCTCCCCCGCATGACAATCCGGCGAGAGTTGGATTTTGAGGCGCATTGCCCGTAGATAAGTATCTTTATCGGCACGGGATTCACGTAAGTGACTGGCGCTTTTTTCGTCATTGCACAGAAATTTTTCGCAACATGGATTGACTGGAACTTTTTTATCTTTAGTATTTGGTTCACGGGTGGAGCAATTATACCCCCGAGCCAGAGAATGTGAAGGAGGACCAACACATGGCTGTTAAACCCAAAGTGAAGGCTGTTAGTAATAACGTTCCCTATACCAATCTGGAAACAATCACTCCCGAACGAGCTCAACAGCTCCTCAAGGGAAACACTAACAATCGCACGTTCAACTTTCGACATGCTTATCGCATCGCCACGGATATCTCATCTGGGCGGTGGGACCTAAACGGGGACACGATCAAAATTGCCTCCGATGGTCTGATCCTCGACGGACAAAACCGCCTCGGGGGAATTATTCTTTCCGGCGTGGCCGTTCAAACGATGGTGACGTACAACCTGCATCCGAGTGTTTTCCGGAGCATTGACGTAAATGCTCGCTCCCGTGGGGCGAGGGATGTTCTTGACCTTGCGGGACACCATAATTCCTCCCGCATGGCCGCTGGGGCGTCTTTGTTCTGGCGCTTGATCACAAATGCGGAGTGGACCGCAACTCCACCAGCGGGCTTCGCGCTGGACGTTATCGACCGTTATCCGTCGATGGGGGTTTGGGTTGATCGTTTCACATCCTCGAAACAAATCCGGATGCTGATCACGCCGTCAGTGTTTATTGCGGCCATGACCTACCTCTCGGATGTTGCCTTGCGTCCGGATCTTGCCGAGCGTTTGTGTGATGGACTCGACACTGGCGCTGGCCTAGTTGACGGCGATCCCGTGCTTGCCTTGCGCAATCGCCTGATTAACGAACGCTCTAGACCGCATCACGGTGGAGCCCCCACCCGCACCCTCTGGCCGGTATTTGTTCGTGTAATAGATGCCCTTGAGAAGGGCGACACTTTGAACAGGTTCCAGACGGAGCGTCAGGTGAGCTCTCCGCAGCGTCCGAAGAAATTTGCTGCTCACTACGCCAAACTCACTTTGGAACAAAAAATGGCGGACCTGATCGCCACTGGACGAGCGGTGGGGATTACGCAAGACTTCATTGACAAACTCGGACCGACACGGATCGGCAAGGCCTAACGACGATAAGGGGGGCTCCGGCCCCCTTTATTTTTACAGGAGAGATAAATGCGTAGTTCATTAATTTGGGAAGACGCCCCGAGAGAATATTATCCGGCCTCCCTTGAACAGGACGGAATATTTTTCAAGCTCACGTTCCCGGATTTTCCGGAGATTGCGACCATCAGAGAGCCAACGATCTCTGAAGTTCTTGAGACGGGTGAGAAAAATTTGGGATGGGCGATCCGAAAGAGGATGGAAACTGGAGTTATCTTCCCATATGCTTCCAGTGCTGAATCCATTAAGGGCGAGGTTTGTCTCATTAAGCCGACAGCCACCCCCCCAATTATCGGAGAGGAATGAAGTTGCGCGTACAGAGTGATAAGCCCCGTAAGCCCTCCCCCCCGAAAGCGGGGGCGTTTGATTGGTCAATTGAGGGCCGAACGGAGAGGCTGGAGCAGTTAACCAATCAGGGCCTTCCCGCCTCAAAAATCGCGGAGATTTTTGGCGTAAGCCGAAATGCCGTGATAGGGCGGTGTCACCGCAGGGGATTCAAGCTTAAGGGGAAGCCCGAGCTCCATCTTTCTGAGAAGGTTCGCAAGATTAAAAGCGGGGAGATTGTTCTGCGCCGACCCCCTCCGAAAGAGGTGGTGATTATTGTGGCGGATAACGATGCTCCGTATAATCTCCGCCTATCAGATATGGGAACACAAACCTGTAAGTACCCCACAGGTGAGATGTTGAGTGGTGAGCTACTATTCTGTGGACACGGCTCCCTAGAAGGTTCATCATGGTGTGCGCAACACACCAAAATTGTATTCCAACCAGCGCCCAAGCCACAAAGGGCGCAGATTAAAACAAGGAGAGCATCGTGAAGCAACCTATCCCAGTGGAACAACTCCCTGAATTTATTCAGAGCCTTCTTCAAGGCGCAGCCGAGCAAAGAGCCCAACTTATTGCCTGCTCGGAGCGCACCGAGAAGGAGGCCCAGTCGATGGCGGCTAATTTGCTTGTGGGCGCAGTTGATACTTTAGACCGAGACCACAACATACAGTATCTTGTTTACACATCTTGCCCGTATGGCCGAACCGCTGATGATAAACCCCTCCCTCAAAATGCAGTTGGGTTTGTCTCGGGCCTCCGCGCGGGGATGTCTCAAAAGTCTGCGCACCTGTTTTTCCATGGGCATCTACCCCAGATCATGCGGGAACATTCCCTGTCATTTAGGGAGCGCCTCGTTCTGGCCCTCCGCGTTCTTTTCCTGAAAAGCGATATGCAGGATCTTCCCAATTTGCGGCGCGATGAGTTTCTGGCGGGTGCAGCGCCATCAGTTCCCCCCTCGCCCGAAAAGAAATCTCGCGACCCCCAGCCCTAAGGAATTGCACTATGTTGAGCGACCTCGACCTATCGTCAATTTATCATATCCTTCTTGGAGTTTATCTTGTCGTTGGGTCGGGGGCGTTCGTCTACGCTTTCCTTAAGTCACGAGAAACAAGTCGGACCGTTTATGTGGGAACCCTGTGGGGAACAAAAGTACGCATTCTCACTGAGAATGATTCTCATGTAACCCCATTGTTTGTGGCCTCGTTGAGGGATATCCTAATGTCAGATTTTGAGACCTTGGGATCTTCCGATGAGATTAACCAACAAGTGGCAAATACCGGACCCTCTGGCGCGGGCTCTGTCGGAGGACAGGTACAGCAAGGGGATGGCGGATATTTCGGTTACTGGCCTCCTCCAGCCTCCAAGGATAGCGCTCCTTAAAGAGCTTTACGGCGATGAAATCGAGGAAGACATCTCTCAGAGGTTATGGTCTACGTTCGGCACGGCCCTCCACGAAATCATTGAGAGGGGTGCGAAAGACCTTCCGAATTATATTCCGGAGCAACGCCTCTACTGTGTGGTTGATGACTGCGTGGTCTCGGGAGGGATTGATCTCCAAGAGGAGATTGACGGGAAGGTTAATTTGGTTGATTGGAAGACGACCTCCGCTTGGGCCGTCACCAACGGAAAAATTGATTGGGAATACCAACTCAATTCTTATGCTTTCCTCATGTGGAAAAATAAGGGAATTAGAGTTAGCGGTCTCCAAGTCGGCGCTCTTATTAAAGATTGGAGCAAACGAACGGCTCAATTTAATTCGGAGTATCCGCAGCTCCCAATCGTTATGATTGACATTCCACTCTGGTCTATTGCTCAGCAGGAGGCGTTCCTTAAGGACCGCGTCACAGAGCACAAGATTGCCCGTCTGCGACATGAGCTATCCGGTGAGCTCCCCCAATGCACGGACCGTGAGATGTGGGCCACCTCAGGTGGTTGGGCGGTTGTGAAGCAGGGGGCTAAACGCGCATCTAAATTATTTGACGATGAACAATCCGCCGAGGCCTACGCTCTCGCTGCCTCGAAAGGCGGAATTATCCACAATGTGGAGAAGCGTCCAGTTAACAGAACCCGATGTGAGGAATATTGTCCCGTCAATTCGGTGTGCGAGCAATATAAACAATGGGCGAATACCCAGAAGACCAGTTAAGAATCCTTCAAAAAATTAACAATATCCCCCAGAGGGAAGAAATTGTTATTGAGACTCGACGGGTTTTAAATGCCAAATTGAAATTGGCGTGTTTGGCTAGACATGCAAGATGTCCGGCTTGTGGTGCGAAATTTAATGCAATTGAGGAGGTGGAATGGGATCACATTATTCCTATAGCCTTGGGTGGACCACAAACTCTTGACAACTGGCAACCTCTTCATAGGGCTTGCCACAAAGCGAAAACCGCATCCGATGTGCGAAAGATCTCAAAAGCTAAACGACTGGCAAGGAAAAGGTTATGTCAACAAGAAGCCAAAAAGAAAATCCCCAAACGCAAGATCAAGAGTCGGGGGTTTCCCAAAAGGAAAGCCAAGCCGTCAGTTTCTCGCAGGCCATTGTAGAGACGACGTTAGCTGTTCCCAACCTGATCAAGAGCGAGCTCAATAAACATGGCGGATATAATTTTGTAAGCATTGACACTTACTATGAGAAGGTGGCCAGTGAAGCTGCGCGCCACGGGCTGGCGTGGGCCGTCCGCGAGATCCAATCGGGCGATATTATTTATGTCGGGCAGAAACAGAATCCCGTCGTTAAATTCACTTATGAAGTGGATCTCTACTACAACGGCCAATGCGTTGAGGCTTTTTGGAGGGGGTCTGTGATTCACCCCTATCAAGGCGCTCAGACCTCGGGTTCGGCGCTCTCGTATGCCGATAAGATGTTTATGCGAACCACGTTCAAGGTGCAAACCGGAGAGGGTGACGCGGACTCTGCGGCGTTTATTGACACGTCCACCGATGATATTTTGTCCCCACCTCCATTGCTTGGCCGGAGCACAGCGCCAGCCGTCCTTGTTGCACCGCCACTGGTGGCCGCTGAGTTCGAGGCTCTTATGACTCTGACCCGCGCGGGGTTAGATATGTGCAAATCGGTAGCCGATTGTAAAGAAATGTGGACCAAGAACGAGGCGTCTTACAAAACTCTTGAGTCACACGACCGCAAGGGGTATGCTGAGGTTCTTAATGCGTACAAGACACGCAGGTCCCAACTGGAGGCGAAATAATGGCTGAGCGTAAGTTTCTGAACAGTGCGGGATTGTTTAAAAATTCGCGCCGAACCACCGAATCTCATCCGCATTTCACTGGAACAATGGATCTTGATCCGGATCTGGTGGCGGAGCTTTACGCTGGCCTAGCGTCTGGGAAGTCTCCTCGTGTAGACTTGTCCCTTTGGAGTGGCGCTAAGACTTCTAAGGGTGATAGCTATCTCAAGCTGGCGGTAAAAAAGGCTTGGGAAAAGACGGCCCGCGCGCCCACGCAATCGGCAAGCTATAATCCACCAGCTCAGGCGGAAGACCTTGACGATGACCTTCCGTTTTAACACCGGACTCGGCTCCCTGTTTGATTACCGCAAGCGGCTCATAGAAGACCATGAGTATATGACGCGCAAAATTGCGGCCCTAGAGGACGATATTGCCCTAGTTGACAGGGAGATTGATCGCCTGTTAGAAAGGGAAGTTCCCGAAGGGGACTTGGATTTAAATGGCTGACGACAAAATTAAATTTGCGTTTGAAGCCGTCAAAATCGCAATTCGTCAGGACAAGACGGGGTATGTTTTGAATCTTTCGATTCATCCCTCCGATGTTCCTGAAGAATTATTACGCTCGCCTATCGGAACTCGCTACGCTGTAGCGATGGCCGAATACGATACGTTGGTAATGGAGGATTGTCCTCCCCACACACTTGTTGTTGACAAGTCTGTCACCAACAAGCCTATCGTAGACAAGAAACCCCAGTTCTCAATGTCGAGAACGGCGGGAATCCTCTGTAAAGACGAGCGCTTTCAGGCATGGTTCGGCTACTTTACTGAGGCCGCAACTGTGGCTGGACTAAAATCCGCCCTCGGGATTGACAGTCGAGCTGAGCTTGATCAAGATCCTGAGGCGCGGATCAAGTTTCTTAAAATCAAAGGTGATTACGACACACACCTTTTGGAGAATCCAGATGCCTAACCCAGACTTCAAGGACTTCCAAGCCGCCGCTCAGGCGGAAAGGGGTCCGACACGTAAGCTGATTGCGGCAAATCCATTCACGGCTGTCGCAATTGCATTTCTGATCGGAAATATTATTGGCGTGTTTATGCACGTCTAAGGAATCTAACTGGTCGGTCAAATGGGCCACTGTCAAGGCCAGTAAGATATGAAGGGGGAGGGCTTGTTGGGGCTCTCCCCTTTTTTATTTATCTATCAGATAAGTCTGGGTATTTCCCATTGTTGTGCCAGCGATAAATAAACTGCCTTTGAAGAAGTTCATTGGCTTGGTTGATATGCTCCGCTCTAGTTACCTTGTCTGCTACAGATAGCGTGGTGTTTTTCTGCAAGTCCTTGAGCGCCTTGCGGTTATCCTTCATCTCGTTCTCAACCCGCTTATAGTAGTTGAGCATACTGGCCTCTTTCGGGTGATCTGCTGCAAGCCTCAAAGCTTCTTCATGATCGCCTTCAGACTTTGCCGATGTGAGCTTGGTTTTATAATCTTCAATTTCTTTTACGGAACTATAATATTTATTTGCCACATCGCCCGAGCTAATCCTGCTTACAAAAATTCCAGATACGGGATTGTCGGTAATCTGATTGTAGGGATCTCGACCTCTAATTTCCCGATTGGCGCTGGAATTTGGAACAACAAACGATGCAACGGCATTCCCAATGCCTAAGGCGAATGACCCTGCCGATCCCGCTGTTGTGGCCGAAATATAATCAAGATCGTCTGGATAAATCTCAGCCAGCCCGCCCTTATGGAGCGCATTGGCCACGGCAATAGACGCCTCGCTCGCATGTTTGGTGTAGATCTGAGACTGAGGTTTTTGTCTGGCTGTGGGGAACTCTGGATGAATGGGCGCTCCAAGTTCAGTTCGATTTGTCCCCAAAGACGTAAGCCCCCGTAATGCACCCGGCGTTGCGGATACAAGCGGATTGGCTGTGGGTGTCGAGGAGTAATGGGCTCCGCTGGAAATTAATTCATTTGCAAACTCAGTTGCATATTCACCGGGCGTGACGTCCCCATGCAGCATAGCTACACCCGCCGCCCCCGCATTAATTGGAAGGGAGAAAAGCTTGAAGGGCGTTGGAGCTTTGTAATAATAGGGGGAACCATCCTTCTCATGCATGAAGGGAACTTGAATAGCCAAAGATGTTCCCGCCCTCTTGTATGAAGGCAAAAGGGCGTACGGATTATTTCCCGCCTGATCCTTGTACATACCGCCCATCCAGTAATTATACATGGCGATCATCGCCCCTAGCCCCGCCAGAGAGCCCGCAGTTTTAGCAAGAAGCTTAGGACCACCTTTCAGCACAGAAGACAGGGACGCATTATCCGCCTGCACACCAGCGTTATAGAACGGATACAGCGACGCCAGAGCCCGTGTCGCAAGTCCCTTGCGACCGAAGTTACCCGTAAGTTCCTGAGCGTACCACGCGGCTTCCTTAGGGCTTGCGCCGTTTTCCTTCATAGTGCGATACACCGCCAAGCGGGTTGTCCACTCGACGTGGTTAGTGAATGAGGTTATGGATTGTTCCAGCTTATGAACGCCACCCTTAAAGGCCAGCCACTTCTCGCGAGCTGTTTTATCCTTCCATTTCTCAGGCGCAAAAATATTATCCAGATGGTCTTGGATATTTTCTACACCACCCAGATCAACCGGCTTAAATAACCCCCCATTGGCGCGGAGCTCAGCTAAGTCCGCCTGCACTGACGGATCGGGCTTAACGCCCAAAAACGACCTGCCAATTGTCCAAGTGTGTTTATCAATTCCAGATCTTAGTTTTTGATCGCTTACGTCGAAATATTTCCCAAGGCCCATCACATTGAGCTTGGCTACGTCCGTATGCTTTAGAATGAGGCGGGCTGCGAACGGGAACGAGGCTCCGGCGTTGAGCAAGTGGAACGCCCGTCCCCAATTTTGAAGGCCTGTAAAATTGGAAATTCCCTGATCGAAGCCCTCCACCATTTTCATAAACTTGCCGGTGGTTCCATCAAACCCGTTAATGGTCGCCATCATCTCCGGAGTTTTAATTCGAGCGTACATTTCCTTGCCACCGAATTTGGTGATAAAGGCGTCAGGCTGATTGCGATAATCAGCGACGGAATATTTCACCTCACCTGTAGTGGAATCCTTGTAAGCTTGTGGCTGGATCTTGCTCGGCTCGTCAAAATGTTTCATGATATATTCATCGCCCGACTTATACCCATCGGCGATTAGATTCATGAGCCTCTGTCCAGCTTGGTTTCTCACGCCCCGCGACTGGGAATTCTCATAATCGGTTACAAGGTTGTTGGTGATTTGACCCGCGTATGACCCGCGACCCAAACGGTTAATAGATTCCTTGCCCTTGACCGACGTTGAATTCCCGCCAGAGAACCCACCCCAGTTATTCGGGTCTACGGGGTTCCCGTAAGCGTCACGCTCAACAGAGTCGTAGTCCGACTTAAGTGGGACGTAATCCTTGAAATCTGGGATTTTATTAATCTGCTTATTAATGGACTCAAGCTGTCGCTCTAATCTCTCTTTGACAAACGGATCTTTTACATTATTTAACTTGTCTGTAAGATCCTTTGATTGAGTGATAAAATCACTCCGGATCTTTTTCCAATCAGGCATGATGCCGTCAGCGATAGCAATCCGCTCACGCTCGTCGGCAATAAATCTCATCTGCGCCTGAGTTTTATATATAGCTTCTCTTTGATTATGAGGAAGATTATCCACATAATCCTTAATGGCCCTAGCCTCCTCATCCGACATCCCCGATGTTTTTGGATCGTAAATTGGATTTCCTTGATCGTCCTCTCCGATTTGTTTCTTCAGAACATCAAGGCCGTATTTGTTAGCTTCTTCCGCATGTCGCGCATAGGCATAGGCATCGGCTAGAATTTGCGCCGCTGGCTTCTTAAGATCCTGATACGACCGAATCACATTGTCTTTGATCCCCAGCCCCTCAAGATGCTTGGCCAGAGCCTCAGCTTGAGAATGAGCGTATGGTGCGAGATCGTTCATGCGCTTGGTGAGTTCTTTATAAGCTCCAGCCCTAAAGGCTTCCACCCTCGCCTGAATGGTTTGGGGAGCTAAGTCAGAAGCCACGAGAGGTGTGTTCTCGTCCATCATCTTGACCTTGCCGTTCAGGAGGACATCCTTTTGCAGCACCGCCAACATTCCGTTTTTATCGGAGCCCAGCAACACGCCGTTTTTTAAAGCAATGTCTAAAGCTTCTCGACTGACGCCAACCTTGGATAATAATCCCGCAGATCTAGCGAGGACCCCCTTGCGAGTTTGCCACTCAGGCATCATCGCCCTGCGGAGAATCATCTCGTCTAGTTTGCCGGTGGTCAGCCCCTTGGTTCCGGAATAATCCCCGTTCTCAATGGAAGATTTAGCAAGGCTAATTCCATCTTGGATTTTAGATAACCCATCCAGACCGTCTTTTGTTTGTTCGGCTGTAAAGACATTGTTCGCCACCGCCTCAGAGAGGGAGGGCGCGGTGTGATCAACCGCCTTAGGTCCATTCATGTATTTATCATACAGGCCCTGAGCATGATCACCGGGCGCTGAGAGCATCCCATCGGCAACATGAAGAAGGCTGGCAAGGGCCGTGTTAGATTTAGCAGGGAGGCCCAGCAATTCTCTAATGGCGTTCACAAACTTATTGAACAAATTTTGACCGCCGGTATCCCTGATGCTCTCAAGCATGTCTTGGAACCCCCTGTCAGTCAGGCCCCAAGCCAAGATCTCATGCGCGTTCTCAAGGGCGTTGGAGCCGTTCTTGTCCAGCACAGCCCTTTCAATTGGCGTTAGATCTCTTACTCCGTTTTTATGTTGGTCGAGCCTGCGGGTAAGTTCCTCACCAATCACACCGGAAATACGCTTGATCTCGGAATAGAATTTCACATCCTCTGGCGTTAGATTTTTATACCCGCGATCCAGCGGATTATCATGCGCCTCCATTAATTGAAGCGCATGAGATGTGACGCCGTGAATTAATTCATGAAGGATTACCTCATCCCCCATTCCGCTTTTGGTCCCGAATGAGGAGCCCTTGACGTAGGTTGTTGTGGCGAGTTTTGGATTCCCATTTTCATCAAGGAATCTACGAGCATTCCCCGCCATAGTTCCATGATTGGATAAATGATCCTGAACAATTTGGGGAAGATTCGCCATATCTGACGGTTGAACGACTTGGAATTGATGGTCAACGCCCGCCGCTATTTGGTCACTTAATTTTTGCTCCACTCGCTTAGCAATTAATCCCAGCGGCGTTGACGCATTTCGCTTAGCAATAATACTTGCCACCTTATCGGGCGTTTGCCCTTGAACTTTGTTCTCAAGGTCGGCGATGTCAATTGGGTTTCTAACCCACCCGTCATTCCTATTTCCCTCATACATGTAGGTGTATGGGGCTGGGCTTAGTCTAGATGTTGTATCGGGTGTGGGGATTTGATTATTTTCAATCGACCTTTTTAATTGCCGTTGAGCACTTTCTAGGGCGGGGTGATTTGTGTCCTTCAGGCGGCTGACAATTTCAGGCGTCGCAGGTCCCCATTTAGCGGTAGTGGGGTCATGCATCCACCCCTTCTCCGCCAAGGCTGCGGGTTGATCTAAATAGTCAGCGCCCCATTGATGGTCCTCTATCTCATGATCAGTGAAACCAGCGTCCCGCAATATGTTGGGATCAGTGCGAGTCTGGAATTCAGGCTGGAACTCCGTCTTAACAATTTCATCTTTAATTTGATCATGCACATAATCAGCATGGTCTTTCGCCATCTTTTTGCTGTTGAGCTCATCGCCCATGACATTGTGATAATCACGAGTAAGAGTGCCCGTGTGGGGGTCTGTGTACTCAACATGCCAATAGCCCTGCTCATCCTTGGCTACAGTCGGCCTAGAGGCGTCCTCTGAGCCCCTTCCTTTGGCGAGGAGCATGTCGGGGTCCACTCCCGCTCCAGAGCCCTCAGGGGCCTTCCTGACGTCATCTGGTGGGGGTGCGATCTGCGGAATGGGATGGTTGTCCAGCACATCCCCATTCACCCCGACCTCACGAGCGGACTGACTTACCGTGCGTCGAACAAGCTGGCCCTGTTGATCAATTTGATCGGGAGTGTAGCCAAGCCCCTCCAGCCACGAGCGGTATTTTCCGTCACTGGCGGATTTCTTAGCCCCAGCCGTGATATAAAGCGCCTTGTCGATGTCGGACTCGAACTGTGGAGTGTGACTAATATCACCCACGTTGAACCTAGGCTGAGCCTTGGCCAACTCTTCAGGCAATTTTGGGCCTTGACTGCCGTTAACCATTGCGTCAGTTTTATTGCGAGGATCGGAGACCGGCCCCGCCTCGGGTGTAACAGTAGGAGTTGGCGATGGAGAAGGTGTCTGAACGGGCTCAGTGGCTTCTATGGAAGCTGGTGGAGCTGATGTTTCGACTGGGGGAGGTTGTTCTCCGGGCGATGCTGTTGGGGTTTGCTCTACTGACGGTAATGTTTCTGGCGTCGGTGGCGATGCGCCTTCTGGCGTGGGCGTTCCACTACCAGTTGGTGTAGACGCCTGATAATCACGTAGCATTTCCTCCTGCATCCCAGCGGGAAGCTCATGCCAGTTTGACAGGATGTTGGATGGGTGCGCCGGGTCCGGATGTGGCGCAGCGGTCTCACCATAAGCCGTTTGCGCCGCTCCCCCTGCTGGAGGGGGCTCTTCCATTGTCCCGCCGGGAGGGGGCGGGGGTTCTGGATTTTTTTTGTTGAGTTCTTCCAGAATTTTTTTGCGGTTTATTACCTCTCCGGCCCCGTGCATAAGGCCGCCAAAGAGAGCGCCTTGCGCCATAGACTCCGGAACGTTTTCAAATGGATTTTGTCCGGGGTTGATTGTTGCTCCGGTAAGCAAATTTTGACCGACTTGCAAACCGCCAAATCCAAGCGCATCTGAGGCAGCCGCTACGCCCGGTCGCGCAACCATTCCCAAAAGCCCCTTATTTGCAAGGGCACCACCCACTCCGGGAATAAATTTTGCAGCAGTCTCCCCGATTTCGCCAAACGGAAGCCCGCCCATAACGGCACCAAACGCACCTTGTCCGGCGGCGTTTAATTGAGCCTGTGGAGTTCCTGACAAACCTTTTGCCGCAGCCGCATCTAAAGCGTTTTGATACTGCTGCCCCATCATAACGCCCATGGCTTGCGGGCCAAGTGCTGGAATTATTTCTCCGGCCATTCCCCCCAGTTGCTCAATTGGGGTTGTAAGTTGCGGGGAGGCGCTTTTTCCAGCCGCTTGCATTGCGGCCATATCTTTTTCAAATTGTTGTCGGTGTTGGGCGGAATCTCCAACTTCGCCAAAAGCCCCCCGTTGAATTGCCGCCAACCCGGAAAGGGCCTGAGACAATCCCATCTGGGCATGGGGAATAATTGCCTGACCGGCAACGCCTAATTCGGTTAAAATGTTGTGAGGGTTTTGGTCTTTTGGCGGCGGGGGAGGCGGCGGAATAGAAAAATCCCGCTTCATCACCATGTCAATTACATGTTGAGGAGTGGCGTCGTCAAACTCAACAATCCGCCCGTCATAGGCCTGAGCGTACTTGGGCATTATTTCACCGCAGCGGGGACGAGGTTCCCTTTGGCGTCATAGCGCATAATGTTCATGCCGCCGGTTTTATGAATAAGAGTCGCGCGCTGTCCCGCGATAGTCGCCGCGTTTGAGGCATAAGCCTCAGCGTTGGCCTTTTCTGTGGGAGTGGCTTGATCAGGCGTTTTGTCGAGAAGCTTCCAATAATCAGATAGCGCGCTCGTGTAGGCGTGGGTTTGGGTATTATTGATATCCTCAGCCACTTTGTACGTCGTGTTATTGTCCGCGTTTTTGTTTTGAGCGCCCGCCCCCATTAGATTGGCTCGCGCGTTCATTTGCTTGACCGCCAATTCCGCATCAAATTGATCATTATCGCTTTGATTCTTATAATTCTGCTGCGGAACAAGCAGGGATTTTCCGACAAGCTCGGACATCCGGTTAGCCTCGGAGTTCCAATCACCCGACTGTTGTTGACCCTGCTGAAGGCCGTAGCCCGTGGCTTTCTCATAACCACCGGCCAGAGCATTACCCTGAGCCATTTGAGCTTGGACAAGCTTATCCTGAATGGCCCGCTGTTGAGCCTGAGCCGCCGTGTAGGCGTCAACACCGGAATTAAGGCCCACACCTAGCCCGCTCAATACAGTGCCGTTGGGAGCGCTCATCATAGCCGCGCCAGCCTTCATGAGGGCCATGGAGATCGGGTTTTGAGATTGAACCTGTTGTCTATACATTCCAATCGCCGGATCATATGGCTTGGTGAATGTATCTTGACCGCCCATGGCGTCCATGGCGGCTCTTGAATTTTGAACAATCCCTTGATTTTGTTTCAATCCGGATTGCGCCATACCAGCGTTTTGCATGGACTGGCCCATGCCAAACATGCCTAGGGCGCTTGTTCCATTGAGCCCCGCAGTTGTGTACGGACCTTGTGCGGAATACTCATGAGATCCCGTCATATCCATCAGCGGAGCAGGTTGATAATTGTCCATGATTTGCGGGGCGTGAACCACCGGAGCAGGGACATTCCTATGCACAACCGCGTTAACAGCCGATACTTCAGGCACGTAATTCGGATCATACGGAGTTCCATCGGGATTCACCTGACCCCCATCAGCGTAGGGAATCATTCCCACAATCCCGCCTTGAGCGTATGCGGGAGGCATAGCCTGATCATACCCTACCGGCTTCGCCTGAGCGACCCCGGCCACTCGACTCATCTGCGCAAGAGCGGGAATACCCCCCTGAGGCGCTTGATTGTTCGCTACCATCTGAGGGCCTGCCGGAACGGGCGGGGACTGAACATTGGCCGGAGCCGCAGCCTCAGGCATTGTGGGGCTAGCGCCAACCGCAGAATTGGCGAGAAGCTGTTGCTTGATGGGCGGCTTGAGTCCAGCTCCGACCCCGCCCTGTCGCATCTGTTGACGCTTCTGCATCTCGCTCATCACGAGATATTGTGGCGCAGCCCCAGATGGAGAGCTAAGCTCCTGACTAAGCTGATAGTCCGATAGGCGAGAAAGGTTAGCCGCTTGTTGCGAAATATTATTTTGCAGCATTTAATTAACCTCCCTTTCCGCCTAGTGCCGATGCAATGCCAGCTAAGCCCGTTCCAGCACCAACTAGCTGAGTAATGGGGTTTTGATAAGTGCTGGCGGTATTTGAGTAAGAATTTGGGCTCACATTAAATCCGTGCATCAATCCAGACAAGAAGTTAAGCTGCTGTTCTGGATATTGTTGTTGGTTCACGAAGTTATTGTAGCCAATATTCAATCCCTGTTGCTGATAATTCTGAGCCGATTGGCCCGCAGCATATAGAGCATTCAAACCTGTCGAGGCCATGTTTTGTTGCGTTTGACCCAAGTTCGATTGGCTATTGCCGATTTGATTTTGCAAGCCAGCCGCATTAAGTAAATTTGAAATTCCAGTGTTGTAATTTGCGCTGTTTAAAGAATTGTTTGCATTTTGATTTTGGGAATTCAACGCATTTGTTGTATTGTAGTTTGAGGAATTAAGGGCGTTATTTGCCTGATTGTACTGAGCATTTAACGCTTGAGCCGATTGAATATTTCCGGAGTTAAGCGCGTTTGTTGTGTTGTAGTTGGAACTGTTTAAGCTGTTTGCAGCATTTATTTGAGAAGCATTTAGTGCATTATTTGCTTGATTCTGATTTGCGTTTAGGCTAGTAATGGTGTTGTAGTTACCAGCGTTGAGCGCATTAGTGTTAAGCGCGGCCTGCACGTTTGTATTTTGCGTGTTTTGGTTGGCTTGTTGGTTGGCCTCCTGAGACAGGAGATTAGCGGAATTATCCGCTTGGTAAGCCTGCTGACCTGTGGTGTATGCGGTGTTAAGGCCCTGAGCAATCATTTGATTCTCAGAGTTATTGAAATCGCGTTGAGCCGCCTCGTTGACTAGCGCCGCGCGATCTCCGCCGAAAGTGCCTTGGGAAATAGCGTCGCTATTCCGCACATTCTGTTGTTCGCCAAACTGCGTATTGGCTAGGCCTAATTGGCTACTCAGCACATTTTGCTCGTACGGGGACATGTAAGCCCCTGCCATGCCCGGATTTAACCAGCTACCCGAATGAACCTGATTAACCCCACTTGCCTGAGGGGTTCCATATTGTTGAGCTTGGGCGGCGTTATAATTATATTGAGTGGGATTAATCGTGTTAGCTTGCGCGTATTGCGCTGGGGCGACATTATTGTAATTATATTGTTGGCTTTGGTATGTGGGACTTGATACCGTTGGGGCCGTTGAGTTTTGCCCCGCCCTCATCGCACCTTGCAATCCACTCTGGAATGCATTACCCGCTTGATCAATAGCTCCAGATCCCACCGATCCAAGCTGTCCCGCTTGGTTATACGCCTGCTGGGTAAGCTGAGATTGATCAGCAAGTTGCTGACCCTGATACGGGACATAAGGCTGGTTAGATAGGCTTTCGCCTTGATTTAGGATGTCCTTCGCATATGGAAGTAACTCTGGCGGGAGACTGCTATTGACTACCGTCTGAGTTTGGGGAGTCGAACTCCCCGAATCTTTTCCCATTGGGCTCCTCAAACATTAACTGACAAGTGATAAATTTCTTTTCCCAATGCAGGCGTTTTAATTTCTTTTCCCAGCCCTGACGCCCGATTAATTCCATACCGGCGCAATTAAAATGCTGAGCAAAAATAACGAGTGAATTGTTTGCCTGATCAATCCATTCGTCGAAATCATCTCCGGCCAACATCTCCACAGTAAGCATCCTTACCGCAGCATAGTCGTTGACCTTTGTGAGTATAAAACCCTTGATAGCCAAATCATCCGGAGTGTAAACAACCCAAAGCGTGGCCTCATTTCTTAAAACCCTGTTTAGGGTTTCTGCGGCGGTCGCTCTGCCATATGTAATGTCCACAACAGATTGTACATATGGTTCAACATGTTCCCACACATCCACCGCCTGCTCGGGCGTGACCACGGATATTTTCATAAGAAATGCCTAGTTAGGCAGGCAGCATCGCCTGAGGGTTAATGCGAGGCGGCATCGCGGCCGATCCCGTTTTGGCCAACCTAACTCTTTTAACCATATTTTTTAATGCCTTATGCCCAGCCGCAGACGACCCATTTCCTAAGTGAGCCACTGTTGCGGCGTCAATTACGTGTTCGTTTGACGACAATAGTGCCGGTTGCTTTCCATCAATGGTTGCGGGAATATTATCCGATGATCCATCTCCCGCCACAGGCGGCACAGCCATATCGCCAGCCATAGAAGGATCGGCAATTCCCTGCATTCCAGCGGCCATAGGAGCCCCGCCAGCGGCAAACTTGGGCAGCTTCGCACCCATAGAGGGGTTCATGCCACCGGGCGTCCCTGAGGCTCCCATGCTCATCGGCATGGCTTGCTTCATGGCCTCGTGATTCAGAAAGGAAAGACCACGCGAATCAATCATATTGCGGCCCCCGCTCACGGAACCGCCATTGGCATACCCGTTGGGCATGTTAGCCTGCCGAACCATTTGCTGCTGCATGATTTGCTGGGGAGTGAGGTTCATAGCTGTCGCCGCCATGATCGGCCCACCCTGAGCGTACCCACCCGAGGGGGTGAAATAACTCATTTCCGGACTAATGCCGGGTCTGAAATTTGTTGGAATTGTCGCCGCTTGACGAGTCTTATATTGAGTGAGCCCCGGCGATGTGTAAGTCGGTTGAGTGGGCGGCGCTGGTTGTAACGCCTCGCCAGCAATTGACAGACCGGGCGTAGCTACAGTCGCGGCTGGAACTAGATTAGCGAGCATACTTGCACCGCCGCTCCCCATGCCGCCCAGCACACCTCCAGCACCGGCTGCGGGAGCCGCAGACAATACCGCAGGCGCAACGGACCCCGCAGCACCACTTGCTCCGTTCGCCGCCGCAAGGGCCTCAGCGGACGGATTAGCTCCAGTCATTACGCCGTCCATAGCAGGGGAAGCGCCGCCTCCGAACGCACCCATAGCTCCACCAAGGCCATAGCCCAGCAAACCGGACTCAAGACCCTTTCCAAGATCTCCAGTCGCAAGGGTGGTCCCGAGTCCAGACCCCAGAGCGGAGCCCAAAAGAGATCCGCCCGCAGTCGCGCCGATTCCCAGCGCGCCAAGCGTGCCAGATGCGGCCAGCGATCCGCCAGCCATTGATCCTAGAAGAGGGGCGAGTGCAGCAAGAGCCATTTATTTTTCCCGTTTATTTAATTTACCATGTTGTTATGCGGTTCTTAATTATTAACCAATGTACCAAGCGGTTCCGTTATTCCATACTGGAACAATATTAGCGCCGCCACCGACAACGCCCGCGCCGAAATTACCCGTCGCCGCAAGGGTGCTATCCAAAGCCACCCCCCTCAAGTATGGAAAATTTACCGGACTTGGTAAGTTAGCGACCTTACACCCCGCCACCGGAGCGTAGGCTAGATAAGCCATAACTTGACTAAAATTCTGATCAACAACTCGATTGTAATTGGCTTGCCACTGAGAGCTATATAAAGCCTGAGGGGCCGGAGTGGGTATTAATTGTCTTGTCGGAACGCTTGTTGCGCTTGACATTATCTCATACCATCTGGTTGAATATCAAGTCTATTACTTCCAATTCTCCACCACACTCCAAGAAGAGCGTTACTTTCAATTCTTAATATTACGTATCTACCGCGAACTCTTAAATCAAGCTTTTGGGTAAATTGTTCTACAGTCATGCTCGTCACTTTCGTGACTGGAAGCGCCCCACTGTTGTAATACGGTCCGCCCGGATAGTCCCTTGGTGTTATGGTCATGGTGACTGACGGATACCCAGTAGATGACTCTACAAATGTGATATCTGGGATAATCCTTTTTAGGAAAACAAAATGATCCCCATCCGCAATTTCGATTGGCCCAGACTCAACATACGCATCAATCGGTGTGGCTGGGGATGTTGATCCGTCGTCCAGACCGACCTCATGGCTATAAATAAAGCCGTCGGTCGATGCCCCTTGCGGGTAATCAAAAACTCCGTTGTCGGCCCATGCGGTTCTCCTCATGGTTCCGTAAGACCAAACATCTTCCACATAGTTATAGATAACGTAGCTATCACACTCTGTAGAATTGTTTGACGTGTAGAAAAACCACACCTCTCTATTAAGAGAGTTTGTGGCGACGTATGTTTTCCACCCTTGAATAAGGTTAATAGATCCAAATACCAATTCTCTAATTGTACATGGCATGGTTTTGACAGTGCCGTCGTACAGGTAGAAATTTTCCCGCCCCATCCACATTGCGAAATTACCAAACGTGGCTACGGCATTCGGACCAATAATATCAATATTCGGAGAGAGTAATTGTTGTCCCCACCCCGTAGCTCCGCCAACAAAATTTAATGCGTACAGAGAGCTCTCAGTCCAGACCAGAATGTTGCCCGGTCCTCGACGTGCGCAGTATATCTGACTGCCGGTGCTTAAGCGGAAGCCCCCCGCCGCGTTTGTGGTTGATGGGGTCCATTGAGCCGCGCTCTCAAGATCCGACCACCGCACGTACATGGGGTCCAGTACGCCAGTGTTACCAATTACGTCACATCCAAAAGCAAATACCTGCCTAGACTGAGGCGCAACTAAAATATGGTTGGCAATAGTCGGAACATTGCTAGCTCCAGACAGTGTGGAAATATTAAACATGCGGGCGGCAGAGTCGCCAGTGTAATAATAAATTCCACCGCCCCTCCAGCAGCCAACAAAATCCTGACCGAAATTATCGCCAGACCACATACGCGGTTGAGGCCCCAGAGACGTTCCGGTTCCAATCCCTGACCATGAACCCGAGCCATATGCGCCGCCGCCGTAGCCGGAACCAGATACGCGATCCACGGGACCCGGCGAGAATTCATATCCGTATGTTACGGTCCCGCCGCCCCCAGAGGCTCCGGATGTAGCTACAGTCGGCCCAACGAATGTGAACGTGTTGGCGGTAATCGAAGTGACCGCCCAATTCCCGTTCAAGTTAACAAGATTCACCCCGCCAAGAGTTCCGGTTGCTCCAGAAAAATTAACGTAATCTCCCACGGCGCAGCCATGTGCGGTACTTGTAACGGTAATTACATTGCTAGCGTTCGCAGTCGCAAAGGGATTTGTGAGAGTTCCAGTGATTCTGAAGGGTGTGGCGTCAGTCAAAACACCGTTTACAAGAATGTACGCTTTTGCATTTGTAGAAAAAAATAACTGCGGAGTTCCCGCCAAATCTGCCCATGTATGCATGAACCGACACGTTCCAATAAACGCCGTATTCCCAGATGAATTTATCCATCCGTTTATTTTTTGAGGCTTTCCGTCCCTGAACCTAATTTTGTCGCAAACGTGCCAGAGCCCCTTGGCCGCATATTGAGTTCCATCATTATAGATGCCCGGTTGCGGGTCGAACTTAATAAGGCTCAATGGCTTCTTTCTTTTTGCTCACCAACTTGACGAACCCAATCCTGCAATCCAGCCAACTCCTCCGAGCTTGCAAAACAAATTTGGTAGTTATCAACTACTGTTGTGAGGAGGTCGCTTGCTTTAATTTTTGCGGAGGGATCATCAACTCCGCTGGAGGGGTTGGGTAACTCACTATCTGTCGCTGCGGCGTTGTGCAGGACGATAAACTTAGAAGAAAGATAAGGGTCGTCAGTGGGATCATTAGTGTGGATATAAACTGGGATCTGCTTTTCAATGGTTGAATATTTGGTAACAATGTCATGCTGCACCCGAATCTGTTTTTGAGAAACATCGTTATTAATACTTGCTTGTTTTTGAAGCAATTTGTTAATTGATTGTTCTGATTGGAGTTTTTGGGATTGAATCTCCAAGTCCTTATAGTGCCATACCCCAGCCCCAACCAGCGCGGCGCTGATCAGAATCGCCGCAATGTAACCTGAGATATTAGGAACGCCGATCATTGCCAGATCTTTCCGCACTTCATCAACCAGTTTCGCCTGTCTTCAATTCCCTGAAGGCTGGGGTTGATTCTGGCCGTTACAGCGTTGATATCGTCCTCATCCGCGTAGACATTGCAGGAATGGTAATCCCAGAACTTCACAGCCGCCTGAGCCGCGCTGACGGGATTCTCCAGCATTTCCGGATGGTTCAATAAGTCCAATCCAATTTGTCTGCCGATCTGTTTGTAATTATATTTACCAGTGATCTGAAGAAACCCACGCCCGCGATAACGCCAACCATCCCCGCTAGCCTCGTCTCCATTCCCCAGTCGATTTGCATATACCCGATTGGCAATCGCATGTGGTCCCTGTTCGATTAAATTGCGAGCATCAACCATGCTGGCCACGGACGAGGGGAATGCGTTGAGGAGATGAATGGGATCATTATAAAACATACTCTCGGTGAGATGCCGAAAACCCCACGTTTCCGTAGCGCATTGAGCCACAAAATGTTTGATTCTCAAGGGCGTGTTGATGTCGCCAAGATTCTCGGTCAACGCCGAGGCTAGAATAGCGGCCCGAGAGGAGTCGATCCAAGGGCAAAGCAATACAAGTTGAGAGCCAATAATTGTCATAATTAAGTTCCATTAAGTCCAGTTAAATACAACCGCCCCGCCTGCGCCGGGAAGTCCACCACTATCGCTAGCCCCGCCCGCTCCGCCGCCGTAGCTTGCGCCACTCGTATTTGATCCAACAGATCCACCGCCGCCATACGCAACGCCTCCCGCCGCGCCGCCCGTCTGGACCGTCCCGCTTCCGCCCGTTGATCCGCTAGCCGATCCAGCATCCCCGCCGGTTTGAGTCCCACCCGCACCTCCCGCCGCGCCAGCGCCTCTGGCCCCGCCAGAACCACCACCAGCGGTTAAGGACGCCCCGCCCGTAATTGTGGAGCTTCCCCCCGCACCCCCAGCACCTGCGCCGGAAACATAAGAC